AACAACATCACCCCGAGTTAAGAGGGCAAAAATGGAACGAGCGTCAAGAGCGTGAAACCGAAGTACGTCAAGAAATGAGGGAGGAAATATGAAAGCAATAACAACACTAATTGATTGGGTGGAGGAAGTTAAGAATTGTTCACCCGAATCCCAATGTTTCATTGATGCCAATGAAATCTTAGAACATGCCCGTAGGTATGAGATGGATGATGAAATTCAAGTTATAAAATACATGGATATTTTGTCCGATATCATTAAAGCCCATCCCGATATCACGGTGGAAGAGATACAATACGAGATTGGCAGAATCAAAAATATATTGATGTGAGGCATTTAGAATCTAAATTACAGATTCATTGCGTTAAATGGTTTAGGTACGAACACCCCGATTTGGTTTTGTTTTCAATTCCGAATGGGGGTTATCGTACTGCCATAACTGCAAAGATTATGAAAGCCGAAGGGCAATTGTCTGGGGTGGCGGATATCTTCCTAATGTACCCCAATAATAAATACCATGGATTATGGATTGAGTTAAAGACCGATAAGGGCAGACAGAACGAAAATCAAAAGTTATTCCAAACCAAGGCAGAGCAATTTGGGTATAAGTATTGTATCGTGAAATCTTTTGAGGAATTTATTACAACCATAACCGAATATTTGAAATAAATTGTTTATTTTGCCAATGTAAAAAGGTGCTAACATTGGAACACATAGCCCACATGGATGTCAAATGGAGGAAGATGGCAAATTATCTTGGTGCGAGGTATGGGGATATTGACGATGTTGTGCAGACGATGTACCTACGGGTGGCAGAAATTCAAACACGGGATGGAAATCTAAATCGTATTGAATCCCCCAATGGTGGCGTGAATACCTTTTACATTTTTAAAATCATTCAATCCGAGGTTATAAATATTTATCGGGCAGAAAGTAAAACCATAGACCACCAACCCCAATTTAACCCCATAGATGCACCCGAGGAAACCGAATATAAGTATCAAGCATTGATGGGTAAGATTAAACAAGTGATTGACACCATGCACGAGTACGACCAAATGATTTTGGAATTGTACTTTGTCTATGGGCATAGCCTACGCCAAATAGAGAAACGCACAGGCATAACGGTTACATCGGTTTACAATACCCTTAAAAACGCAAAACAACACATTAAACAACATTCAATAGAGTTATACAATGAATACATTGAACAGAAAGCAGCGACGGAAACCATCGCAAGGTTTGGGCGATACGATAGAGAAGATAACGGAGGCGACTGGGATTAAAGCAGCCGTTAAGTTTATAGCGAACGAAGATTGTGGTTGCGAGGAACGCAAGGTTAAATTAAACGCATTATTCCCACGGAGGCAACCATTATGCATGAGTGAAACCGAATACAATTGGTGGAGTGCATTTAGGGAACGCAACGCCACAACCATCCAACCCGATGAACTAGATGCAATATCGGCAATGTATTCACGTATCTTCCAAAAGCGTAAAGTGTACCGACCATGCACATGTAACCCAAACGCATGGCAAGAGATAATTAATCATTTAAATTACATTTACGATACTTATTAATGGCAGAGAAAGCAATAGTTACCCGATCGTATAACTACAATAGATGGTATTGGGCGGTGTGGTTTAAGGGTGTACGCCATGGATTGTACGAAACCAAATCAGAGGCACAAGAAAAAGCAAAACAATATGAGAAAAGAAATAGTATCAATCAGTCGGTTGAGCAACAACAAGGGGCAAATTGAGGGATTGCCCAAGAACCCGAGGTTTATTAAAGACCACAAATTCGTACAATTAAAACAATCCATCAAGGAAGACCCCGAGATGCTTGAATTACGTGAGGTTATTGCCGTTGATTACAATGGGGAGTTGGTGGTTATTGCTGGGAATATGCGTTTGAATGCGTGTTTGGAATTGGGTATAAAGGAAGTACCATGTAAGATATTGCCACAAGATACTCCCATCGATAAATTGAAAGCCATAACCATCAAAGACAATGTTGGATTTGGGGAGCATGATTGGGATGCATTGGCGAACGATTGGGATGTGGAAGAGTTAGCCCACTGGGGATTGGATTTGCCCATTGAGGCAGCCGATGAAGATGATTTAGAATCATTTGATGAGGAAGAATCATTTATTATTAAACTAACTTGTAATTCCTTGGAAGAACAAGAGAAGATTTATATTGAGTTAATTGAAAAGGGATTTAATCCGAATAAAATATGAAAGCGTACAGGCACCCAAGTAAACAATTACCAACCGAGGGATTACACGTATTAATCGTGGATATCTACGACAATAAATTTATTGCCTATTACGATGGGGAGGATTGGTTTGATGCCCATACCGAAGAACATATCCAACACGTTGAATGGTGGATGTATATTCCAATAACACCCAACGAATGAAAGTGTGTGTAATAATGGATGGTATGAGTGCGGTAACGTACCACCGATTGGCAATGCCATTTGCCATGATACGCCATTTTGGACAACTGGATGTACACTTTGCAATCACTCAACCCGATATTGAAAAGATAAACGCCAAGGATTACGATGCCATTGTAATATCCCGATTCCTAAGATACAATACCAAACTTTTGGTAGAATGTAAAAAGCATGGCACCAAATTAATCGTGGACAATGATGATTTTTGGAGTATTCCCAAGCACAACCCCGCATACAAAATGTATCGAAAACATGCCAAAGATGCGGTGATAAATGCGATTAAACATGCAACCCGTGTAATAACCACCACCCCACAATTGGCGGAAAAAACAAAGGAGTTGAATCCCAATGTTTATGTTTGCCCCAACGCATTAGATTTGGAGGAACCCCAATGGAACGCCACGGCAGCCCATCCTTTTACCATTGGATATGTTACGGGATCGTCCCATTTGTATGATGTTAAACTATTGGAGGGGCAGATGGATAAGATTTGCACCCAAAACAATGCCAATTTTCTATTAGCAGGTTACGCCCCCATGCATCCAATATCAATGCAAATGGAGTACTACATTACCCAAACCAAAACGGAACGCCCTACGTGGTTCTATATCGGTGAGGGAGTGAATGTATTAAACTATGGTAAGTATTATTCATTTATGGACGTTGCGATTGCACCACTGGAAAAAGACCAATTCAATAAATACAAATCCGAATTAAAGATTGTGGAGGCAGCCGCCTACAAATTACCCATATTCGTATCGGATGTGGAGCCATACACCAACCATCACGATAACAAAGGGGTAGTATTTATTAAGAACAATGATTGGAGTGTAATGAATGAATATTTAAACAACAAACCACTACTTAAAGAATTAGGGCAACACAATTACGATTATTGCCTTAAACACCATAATTTGCATACTATCAATGAAACCAGAATTAAAGCAATTACAGATTGAACGGGCAACCATTGCCGATGACGAACAACAAGAACAAAAACCAAAAAAAAATTGTGAAACAAAAGTGAACGAATATGGCGAACGAACAGAACTTAACACCATTTCAAAAAGGAACGATACCGAATCCCAATGGCAGACCAAAGGGAAGTAAAAACCGTAGTACCATAGCCCGTAAGTGGTTAGAGGCGATGCAGGATTCCAAGAACCCAATAACGGGCGAATTGGAACGATTAACCCAAGAAGATATCATGACATTGGCATTGATAAAAAAAGCCCGTGGAGGCGATGTAAATGCCTATAAACAATTGATGGATTCGGGGTATGGATTGCCAAAACAAACCATTGAGCAAGTACAAGAACAACCAATATTTAACGGCATTGATTTAGATGTTGCAGAAAACAACGGCACAAATCAAGATTAGTAATTTAAAAAAGCGTGTTAGAATAGTAAGGGGCGGAACATCCAGTTCAAAAACCTTTTCAATTATTCCAATGCTTATTACCTATGCCGTGCAGAAACCAAGCACGGAGATAAGTATTGTGGCGGAATCCATCCCCCATTTGCGTAGGGGTGCAATCCGTGATTTCCTTAAAATTATGCAGATGGTAGGCATGTACGATGATAACAAATGGAATAAATCATCCTTGACCTATACATTTAACAACGATTCGTTTATTGAGTTTTTTAGTGCCGATCAACCCGACAAGTTGAGAGGTGCAAGGCGTGATGTGTTATTCGTTAACGAGTGCAACAACATAGAATGGGAATCGTACTACCAAATGGCAATTCGTACCCGAAAGTTTATATACCTTGATTACAACCCAGTAACTGAATTTTGGGTGGATACGGAATTGATAAACGACCCCGATTCCGAAATGGTGGTACTTACCTACAAGGATAATGAGGCGTTGGATGCATCCATCGTTAAGGAGATAGAAAAGGCACGTGATAAAGCCGAAACAAGCGACTATTGGCGTAATTGGTGGGCAGTATATGGGTTGGGGCAAATTGGTAATTTAGAGGGCGTTATATTCAGCAACTGGAAACAAATTGATACCATCCCAAAGGAGGCACGATTAATTGGGTGCGGATTGGATTTCGGGTATTCGGTAGACCCAACGGCAATTGTGGAAGTGTATCAATACAACAACCAACGTATTTTGCATGAAGTGTGTTATCGTACAGGAATGATAAATAGCGACATCGCAAAGATATTGCCCAAGAATGTACCCATCTATGCAGATAGTGCAGAACCGAAGTCAATTGAGGAAATTAGGCGATTCGGTGTGCCTATTAAGCCAGTTACCAAAGGCAAGGATTCCATTAACTTTGGAATACAGATAATGCAAGGACAAGAGTATTTGGTTACAAAGGATAGCACCAACTTAATAAAAGAATTGCGAGGGTATTGTTGGGATAAGGGCAAAGATGGTAAAACACTACCCATTCCAGTAGGTGTACATCACCAAATTGATTCCGTTCGCTACCATGAGATGGAAACTTTGGGATTAAAAAAGAATTTTGGAAATTATGATATTCGTTAGTACATTTGATTTTTAAAAAACAAAAAACATGAGTAAATACAACAAAATACCAAATCAGCCAAAAACGCACAGGGTTGTAATTCGAGTAACGGAATCAGAAAAAAATCAATTACATCGTATGGCATTCAATCAAAACAAAACCTTAACAAAATATATTTGGGAAAAATTATTTTTAAAATATGTTGGAAATGATATAAAATAATTTTATATATTTGTGTATTGAGTTACAGTCGAGAGTAACGTTAAGATTTTTTGCCCGTTTTGATTATGCCACCTCGACCTCTGGCGTAGTTGATTCGGGCATTTTTTTTGGCAAAAAGTGACCAATGGAGGTTGTCAGGTCTGAACCTTAACAAAATTAGACGGTAAAAGCCATTGTTTTGCTAAAAAGTTGGGTGAAATACTTGTAAAGAAACCTATGCTCTGACCAAAACCCGTCAACATAGTCCGTGAAACCGAGAGGCAAAACACACAAGTAACCTATAACCCCCCACCAAATTTGGGTGTAAACGCATAAGAATAGGGGTTGCGGGAGGAATTGTTCACTTGGCTATGGGAGTTTTTAACCCATTACCTTTGGGATTCTAAATTCAACAAAGTCGAGTTTGGGTATTTCACGGGATAGGGGTTCCTATGTTTTATAATTACAAATACAAAATCAATCGTTTTATAATAAATGAATAAAACACTTATAGTGCCATCGTCATTGAATGATATTCCATTGCAACAAATGTTGGAGTATCAGCAATTGAACCCCGAATTGGATGACCACGAAAAAGCCATCCAAGCGGTTAGTATATTTTGCAATATATCGGTAAAAGAGGTAAAGCATATCCCATACGAAGCATTGAGCCGAACCGTGGATTTAATCAAAAAGGCATTGGATGAGAAACCAAAGTTTGAATCCAAGTTTGAATTGAACGGGGTTAAATATGGGTTTGTGCCTAATTTGGATGAATTAAGTACGGGATCGTTCGTGGATATTGAGAACTATTACAAGAATAAAGAATTGTATCGTGTATTGTCCGTATTGTATCGCCCCATCACCATAGAGGGGCAGAAAGGGCGGTATGATATTGAGCCGTACAAAGGGAAGATAAATGAAGAGTTTAGGTTAATCCCGAGTGGCATCGCCTATGGTGCAATGGTTTTTTTTTGGACTTTAGGAATCGACTTGTTGAGTTGTACCCTGAAGTTCTTGGAGGAGAATCCGAAGGTACAAGCGATGAGTATGGCATCTCCAATAAATGGGGATGGTTTAGTTTTATCCACTGGATATGTGACGGAGATATTACAAGAGTTGATACAGTTACGGAATACCCCATTCATAAAACCCTCCTTTGGGGCTGCT